AAGTGCTGTTCCGGCTTTACGAGCACCTACCTATCGCGGATCGTGAGGCCCCGGTACGGACGGCGCTCAGGCGGTTGGCCAACCTGTTCTCGGATTACGGGTGCTCTGACGAGGCTGTTTCTCGGGTAGTGCGCCGCATCAGGGAGACCGAGTTTACCGGCACGACCTACATGCCGCTGCCGAACGAGGGCGCAATCATCCGGATCATCCAGGAGGTGAACAGCGCGATGGTTTCCGAGACGGAAGCGCCGAGCATTGAGCCACCAGCAGGCCGACGATGGATGAAGCGGGACGAGCTCTCCCGATCCTTCGCCGAGATGTGGGAAAGACTCGACGCAAAGCAACCGTAACCAGGAATCACCCCCATGAGTGAAGACAGCAACACCAAGCCATCCCGTGAGACGCGACGAAAGGACGTGAAGGAGATGGGCATCGATGAGCTGCGCAGCGAAGTGTATAGGCTGCGACGTATCAGGGCTTTACAACAGCACACAATCGACGCAAAGCAGCACATCATCGAGTACATGCAAGGCGTAGAGGCCAGGCGCATTACCGACGCCATCGAGAAGATGCTCACAGGGTGGAGATACCGAGGGTGATGGGTCCTCCCTGGGGGGTGGAAGGCATGAATGGTTCGCGAGCGAGGGAATTTCTTAGCCTGACTGTTTTTTCTTGACGGTTCAGTTTCATATAGGGTAATAAAATGAAAGAGGTTACAGTTGGACAGCTTGCCGAAACGCTCGGGCTGACTACTCGTCGAGTGCAGCAATACGTCTCAGAAGGGGTGTTCAAGAAGGCGAAACGTGGGGCATATCCGCTTGCTGAGTGCGTCCAGGCTTATGTGGACTACATGATACGCACGAAACAGGCGGAATTGAACTCGATCGACCATGAGGAGTTGCGCCTGAAGAAGACACAGGCCGATATCGCTGAGCACAAGTACCAGGTGATGACAGGGAAGTACGCTGAAGCTGAGGTGACGCACGAGATCTATCGGGACACGGTGCTGAACATGCGGGCAAAGCTACTCCAGCTCCCTCGCAGGCTGTCCGTCATCATGTTGCCGCCGGCACCAAGAGAAAGGGAGATCGTTTTGCGGAAAGAGCTTCAGGATGCACTCCGAGAGCTTGATACGATGAAGCCGGAGGAGGGCGAATGTATCTGACAGCATCACATATGCGAGAAAAGGCGGTCCGGCTGTACGATGACCTGATTCCGCCACCACAAGAGACCGTGAGCGAGTGGACGGACAACTTCCGATATACGGAGCAGGGAAAGTATTACGTCTCACTGGCTGAGTATCAGAGGGCTCCGATGGACGCCATCAGTGACCCTTTCGTTGAGGAGGTGATTCTCATGTGGTCGGTGCAGACCGGAAAAACGGAGGTGATTCTGAACACGATCGGAAGGTTTGCGCACCGTGAACCGTGTCCGATCATGTGGATATTGCCGTCAATCGAGATGGCCACCGGCGTGAGCAAGCAGCGCCTGGAACCGATGTTCTCGGATACTCCGGAGCTGTCAGGCCTTCTGTCGGACAAGCGCACCCGTGACTCGGAGAACAGCCTCCGCCACAAGAAGTTTCCCGGCGGGTTCATCATCCTTCCTGGCGCAAACTCTCCGGCATCGTTGTCGAGCTGGCCGATAAGGCTGCTTGTCGGAGACGAAATCGACCGATGGGGACGGTTGATCAAGGGCGAGGGCGATATCTTGATGCTGGCGCGGAAGAGGACGACTCGATTCAGCGATCGAAAGATTGTCCTGGTCAGCTCCCCGACGGAACGGGCCACCAGCCGAATCTATCCGGCGTACATGGAGACAAATCAGCAGGAGTTTTACCTTCCATGTCCGCACTGCAACGGCCTTCAGGCACTGAAGTTTCCGAATCTGAAGTTCGAGTATGACCAGGAAGCCATCAAAGACTTGGTAAGCGACGGAGATGAAGACGACGGCGAGGAGTTCGATTACCGAAAGAAAGCGATTGCCGAGCATATCCACGCCTATTTCGTCTGCATCCACTGCGGAGCGACCATCGAGCACGAGAATAAGCAGGAGATGGTACAGAACGGCGTCTGGAGGGCCAAATACCCAAAGATCGTCAAGCGCCAGGGGTTCCATATCTGGCAGGCGTACAGCCCGTTTGTGACCTGGGCAGAGACGGCTGCCGAGTTCCTGCACTGCTCTGGGTATCCAGACCGGCTCCGAGTGTTCACGAATACCGTTCTTGGCGAGCTGTACGAGGAAAAAGGCCAACGGATCGAGGACGCGCCGCTGATGGATCGGCGAGAGCGGTATCCGGATCGGCTGCCTGACAAGATCGAGGTCGTCACGATCGGAGTCGACGTCCAGGGCGACCGACTTGAAGCTGAAATCATCGGGTGGGCAGCAGATGGCGAGAATTGGTCGCTTGATTACCGGGTGCTCTGGGGCAACACAGCGATGTTCACCGGCGGGACTGATGACGTATACTCGCAGCTCTACGCGATACTTGGTCGAGAGTACATCCGGCAGGATGGGTCGATACTCACTGTTGACGGAATGGCGATTGACACGGGATACAACCAGGAGCAGGTCTTCGACTGGTGCGAACAGGCCGGAAAGCTGCACAGGATATTCCCGGTGAAGGGCGCATCAGCGAGCCTTGGCGGTGTGATCAGCAAACAGACCAGGGCTGGAACCAGACGACTGAAACTCTGGCTGGTCGATGGCGACGCGGCGAAGAGCATCGTACTGAAGCGGTTGAGTATCGAGACCGGCGAGAAGGGAAGCGCTCACTTCCCGGATCACTACGAACGGACGTACTTCATGGGATTGACGGCTGAAGAGCAGAAGACGAGGGGCGAAAAGCGGACATGGGTGAAGATCAGGGAGCGAAACGAGCCGGTCGATACCAGAGTGTACGCCTATGCGGCCATGAGGATCCTTTCGCCAGCCTGGGGGCAGATCAGGCGCCGGAAAGTTGCAGAATTGCAGGACAAAGTTGTCGCTGAGGTGGCTGAAGCAGAGAAAAGGCCGATATTGCAGAAGAAGGTTGTGCAAACACTCAGATTCGGACGGAGGCGCTGATGAACATATCGGTCGAAACAGACATCATTCGCATTATGAATGATTTTCAGGACTTGCGTTCAAAATCAGTTCCTTATGCTATTTCTCAGGCGATAAATGACACGTTGTTCAATATGCGGACGCCGCTTTCGGAAGAGGAAAAGAGCGTGTTCGACAAGCCGGTTCCATTTACGACGTCGGTGGGCGCATGGGAGATCAACAGATCGAGCGCAAATGCTCTTGTAGGCGACATATCGCTGAGACCGGACAGGGAGTCATATCTGCATTTACAGGTATTTGGAGGGACAAGGGTTCCGAAAAAGAAGGCGCTTGCTATTCCGCAAGAGGGAGGCGTAGCCATTGCTTCGCACGGCGGTTTAAAGCGCAACTGGAAGGTGTTGCTGAAAGACAAGGGCAAATACTTCAGCGGAATACCTAAAGGGCATCCAAACGCCCGCCCTGGCGTTTACAGGAGGCTTGGGGCCAGCAAGTCAAACAAGGCCGGGTACAAGCTACAACTTCATGTCGCATGGGAAAATGCCGCGACCTATAAAAAGCGCTTCTACTTCTTTGATCTTGCGGAGCGTTACGTTCAAGAGAACTTCTCCAAAAACTTTGAACGGCGCCTACAAGCATCCAGACTTTACCAGCAGTCACATTGATGTGCTAAATAGCACGACTTTCTTCATCGAATCTTTAGCACATCACATCTCATAGCCATTTTACAGGTAGGATAAACCAGTAACTACCAGTACATGGCGCCGTCTCTCATCACACCATCTCGGATCATCGCCGGCGATACCGCCGAGTGGCTGATCGCGCTTACTGACTATCCGGCGCCAGCATGGACGCTCAAGTATGTCCTGGTAAAAGATGGTAAGCAGATCGTCATTACTGCATCGCAATACGGATCAACAACAACCCACCATATCGACGTATCAGCAACGACTACCGACGACTGGCCGGAAGGTGAGTACAGTTATCGGGCCACGGTGTCAGATGGGATTGATCGGTACAGTGTCGAGTCAGGTACAATCGAGATCGTGGCCGACTTCGCATCTGCTACGACAGGGTACGATGATCGGAGCTTCGCAAAGAAAGCACTTGATGCGATTGAAGCCGTAATCCTCGGACGAGCTTCACATGCGCAGCTTGAATACACGATTGCTGGTCGTCAGCTGAAATTCATTCCTCCGTCAGAGCTGATGGATTTACGCGACAGATTTCGTGTCGAGTATCGAGCTGAGGAATCAGCAAAACAGTCCACCAAAACCGGAAAGAGCCGGTGGGGACAGGTAAAAGTGAGGTTTAGCTGATGGACGCAAGAGCAAAGAGGCTTGAGCAGATGCTCGCCGAGTCAAGCAGCTCAAAGCCGTTCGGGCCACCGGAATCATCGCTGGTCGTACAGAGCAAGCACAGTAAGCGCCAGTTTCTTGCGGCCGCAGGCGGCCGCCTGAACTCTGATTGGCCGTCAGTCAACCTATCGAGCGATGAGGAGTTCTTCAGGGAACTCCGGATACTTCGCGGAAGGTCGCGCTGGCTGGCGAAAAATAACGGGTACTATCGCCGGTACCTCGACATGTGCGTCGACAATATCGTCGGTCCAAATGGCGTGCGCCTTGAGGCGAAGATCAAGAAAGCAAACGGTGAGCAGGATAAAGGCGCCAACGACGTTATCGAGGACGCCTGGCGTTCCTGGTCAAAGAAGGGTATTCCGATGCGCCGATCACAGTGGACACGTGTGGATATGGAAAGGTCCGCTGTCTGGTCGGTTGCGCGTGACGGCGAGGTATTCTTCCGCAAGTGGTATGGGTCCGGCGAGTATGGGTTCCAGCTTGAGATGATCGACGCGATGCGCGTTCCGACGGAAATGAACATCGTCCAGGGGAACGGTATCGAGGTCATCAACGGAATCGAGTACACGGATGGGGACGTCACCGGGTACTACATCGCCCGTCGTGGCATGCGACAGGACTTCACCAGCGAAAACTACGAACGAGTCGATGCGAAGTTCATTCTGCACCTGTTCGTTCCGCTGTTTGCCGAGCAGAAGCGCGGGTTCCCGTGGCTGTCCGCAGGCATGTCGAGGATTCACCAGCTCGACCGCTACGAGAACGCCGAAATCATCGCCAGCCGGATTGCTGCCGAGAAAGGCGGGTTCTTCAAGAGGACTGCTGCGGCAGATACCGGGTTCAGCGGTGATGGTTCGGAAGAAGAGTCTGAGATCCAGTACATGGACAGCGAGGCCGGATCGTTCGGCATCCTGCCCGAAGGGTACGACTTCGCTCCTTGGGATCCAACGCACCCGACCAACGCTTTTGAAAGCCTCTCAAACAAACTGCTCAAGGGCATCGCGTCAGCAGGAAACGTCAACTACACGAGCCTGGCCAACGACCTCTCCGAGGTCAACTACAGCAGCGCCCGTATCGGTATGCTCGAAGTCCGCGACTTCTGGAAAGGCCGGCAGAACTGGCTTGTCAACTGGTTCCATGATGCTGTCTACGCGGAATGGTTGCCGATGGCAATGTCGTCCGGAAAAATCCGGCTGCCGTTCTCCAGGATCAACGAGTTCATGCGAGTGTCATGGGTGCCCCGCTCTTGGGCGTGGGTCGATCCGCAGAAGGAGGCGAACGCGAACAAAGCGAACCTCCTGATGCGCGTGACATCACTGTCTGACATCGCCGCATCACAGGGCGATGAGATCGAGGACGTATTTGATCGTCTTGCAAAAGAAAAGCAGATGGCGGATGCCGCAGGTATCGATATGACGGAGATATTCGGTCCATTCAAGCCAGCGCAGCAAGTCCCTACGGTACCGGGCGCCAAGTCGCACCAACGGCCGATGAACGGCCACAAACTGAATGGATATGAGCATGCAGAACACTGAAGGCATGGAACGCATGGAGGTCTCAACAGGACTACAGTTCCGTGCAGCCGAGATAATCGTGAAGGTAGAGGACCCTGGCGCCGAAGGTGATGGTGGAGCACCGCTGGAACCTTCATTTGAGTGCTACTTCTCAAGTGAAGCACCGGTGCAGGATCGCATGATGTGGGACGCCAAGAACGGAGATATCGTCTTTGGTACGGAAATCCTCCTGCACGGTAAAGACAATGTTGACCTTTCGTGGCTATCGTCAGGACGTGCTCCGTTCCTGAAGGACCATGACCAGGAAGAACAGGTCGGCGTTATAACCGGGTGCGAGCTTGACCTGAGCGCAAGGGCTTGCAAACTGACCGGTATCAAGTTCAGCCGAAGCGCAGACGGATGTGATCTGAAGCAGGATATCATTGACGGAATCCGTAAGAACGTCAGCGTTGGATATGTCATTCAGGAGCTTGTAGAGGCCGAGCGAGGAGTCTATCACGTCACGAAGTGGAGGCCGTATGAGGTGTCATCTGTCAGCATTCCGGCTGATGAGGGCGTCGGTTTCCGCAGCGCAGAAAAGTCTTTTTCAACGGTCGTCTATCGGCGGCCACTTACCGCAGCACAACAAACAAACAAGGAGAGGGACATGGATCCTATCACTGAAAACGGCGGGAACCAGAAGCCCGCTCCCGTGGTCGTCGAGACCGAAACCGTCGCGTCGCAGATCGCGGCACAGGCTGAGGCCGCAAGGCACCTTTGCCCGAAATCCGGCGAACTCGCCGCTCGCGCTATTGCAGAAGGCATCAGCCCGAAAGAGTTCTACGAGCGCCACCTTGCCCCGGCTATCATTGCCGAGCAGGAGCGCCAGGCTACCGTCCAGATCGGTCTGACCGCCAAAGACAAGCAGCGGTTCTCGCTCGTCAAGCTCGTCCGTCACCTTTCCGGTGATTCGGTCGATGCAAAGTATGAGCTTGATGTCTGTGACGCATACTGCTCTGCTCGCGGCATTTCGTCGCAGCGCGGCGGCGCGATTATCCCTCATGAGGCTATTCCGATGTCCAGCCGTGCAGCGATCATCAGCTCCGGCACCGGCGCCGGCGTGGTCGAAGAGATCCACAGCGGAGAAGTGATCGAGTATCTGCGTGAGCAGGCTGTGCTTGCCCGTGCAGGCGCCCGCTTCATCAGCGGCCTTGTCGGCAAGTACGACATGGCTCGTATCGGCGTCGGTACCTCCGCATACTGGGTTGGCGAGAAGAACGAGAGCGGTGACGACATCACCACCAGCGCACTCGACCTCGATCTGTTGCAGTTCACCCTGAAGACGGTCGGCGTCAACCAGGGCATCACCCGCCAGATGCTGAAGCAGACCTCGATCGATGTCGAGGGTATCGTCCGTGGAGACATCTTCGCGTCGCTTGCTGATGCCATCGACCTCGCAGGTCTCGCCGGTACCGGTTCCAGCAACAACCAGCCGACCGGCCTTATCGGCACCTCTGGCGTTGGGACTGAAGCGCTCGGCACCGCCAACTCGCCGGCATGGTCTGACGTGGTGA